GCCCGCACAGCCGCCGCGCCTGCTGGGCAAAGCCGCTCATGACTCGCCCGAGAGGATCTGGCGCAGGATCATGCGCAGCACCGGCACCGCGCCGGTCAGCCCCAGCACCAGCAGCGCCGCGCCCAGCCGCTCGCGCGCCAGACCCTCCGGCCGATCGGCCAGGCAATGCCACAGCAGCGCCTCGATTTCGCGCAGCAGGATGCGCCCATCCGCCGCGCGCTCCGCCAGTGCCAGAAGCGAGCCGATCTCCTGCTCCGCCGCGACCAGCGCGGCAAAGCTCGGCCGCACGACGAGCGCCAGACCATCGACGTGCAGCGCGCTCTCGCCCCGCGCGGGATTGGGCGCGGGATTGCCCGCCCCGCTCACAGCGCGCTCACCATGCCGGAGCTTTCCAGCGCCAGCGTGTAGGTGCGCTCGCCATTGTAATCGCCGGCATAGTCGAGCCGCGTGACGAGGAACTTGCCGCGCAGCCTCTCGCCGCTCTCGAAGCTCAGCTCATAGTCGTCGATCGCCCCGGCCAGCGCCTGATCGCGCAACCGCACTTCCGCTGCCGATCCGGTGAAGATGCCCGCGCCCGAGACGCTGACCGAGCGCACGCCGGCGCCGGGCAGCAAGTGCCGCCAGCCGCCACTGTCCTTGCTGGTGATGTTCACTGCCTCGCCGTTCACGGAAATCTGCGTGGTGCGCAGGCCGGCGACGGTCGCATAGGTGACCGGCGATCCGCCATTGCCGATCTTGAGCAGGAATGCGCTGCCCTTCTCCACTGCCATGGATGCTGTCCTTTCGTGAGATTTTAGGAAATTTCTCGCCGTTCGTGTCGAGCGAACGGAAATCTGCTGACCGGTGCCGCCTCAGTTCAGCCTTGCCGCGCGCACGGCGTAGTCGATGCTCGCGCGCCACTCGGTGCGGCTGCGCGCGATGCGCGAGCGCTCGAAGCGCAGGCTGGTGATCCGCCACGCGCCCAGATCGCTGTCCATGGCCGCGAGCACGGTATCGATCCGGGTCAGGATCGCCGTCACCCGCGCCAGGTCGTCACCGCGCAACACGAGCAGGAGCGGCTGGCGCATCGTGAGGCCATCGACACCGCGCGCGCCCCAGCCGGTCGCCACCGGATCGCCCATCTGCAGCCAGGGCGGGCTGGCCGTCACCGGCTCGCCATCGCTCACCTGATTGACCAGCGCCATTAGCGCCGCGTCGCTCCGCAGCGCTGCGAGCATTGCGCCGCGCACCGCCAGGTCACCGTTCATGAGATCGCACTCCCGCCGCTATGAGGATCAGGCCAGCGCCAGCCGGCGCCAGGGGCGCAGCAGCGCCGCGACTGAGGCCGGCAGCTCCGGCTCCAGCCCCTCGCGCCGCGCATTCAGCTCTCCGGCAAGGCGGACGATCGCGTGCTGGATCGCGTCCGGCACCGCGCTGTCGTCGCTCGCCATGCCGGCCAGATAGGTGACGCGGATGCGCCCCGCCGCGCCGGGATTAAGCACACGCACCAGCCCGGCCCCGCCGGCGTCGATGTCGATCGCGTAATTCTCTACCGGCAGCGCGAATTCCGCGCCTTCGGCCGGGATGCCCGTCACCGCCGTAATGCTGCGCACAGGGCGAAGCGCAAGCGAGCGCCAGCCGCTCCCGGCCGGCAGCACCTCGTCCACGGTGCGCGCGACGATCATCTGGCCAAGGAAGCGCTCGGCCGTCTCGCTTGCGCTGTGGAGGAGGTCGGTCAGCGCCGCATCCTCGTCGGTCAGGCTGATCCTGAGATAGGCCTTGAGGTCATCAAGCGGCACCGCCAGCGGCCCGCCTTTCGCGATCGTCACGGTCATGGAAACACTGCCTTTCAGGCGAGGCGGAAAAAAATGGGCGCCATGCCGGCGGGGAGAAATCCGGCATGGCGCCCGCGTCCCTCTCGCCGGGGCGAGAGGTCACTCGGTTCAGGAGGCAGCGAACTTCATCAGCTTGATCGCCTCGCTGTTGGTCACCGCGCCGCCGATCCGCTTGACGGCGTAGAAGTGGACGAACGGCTTGTTGGTGAAGGGATCGCGCAGGATGCTCGTCTCGTTGCGCTCGGCGATCACATAGCCATGGGTGAAATTGCCGAAGGCGATGGAGAGGCTGTCCGCCGCGACGTCCGGCATGTCCTCCGCCTCGATCACCGGATAGCCGAGCAGCGTGGCGCTCTGCCCCGCCGCGAGGCTCGGCTGCCAGAGGAAGGCGCCGTCGCTCGTCTTGAACTTGCGGATGCGCGCCAGCGTGGCCGAGTTCATCACGAATGCCGCGCCCTGCCGGTAGGGCGCACGCAGCGCCTGCACCAGGTCGATGAGCTTGTCCTGCGGGTTGGACGCCGCAAACGCTCCCGCCGCACCGGAGGCGACATATTGCAGCGATCCGAAGGCCCGCACGCCGTCCGCCTCATTGGTCGTCGTGTAGGTGAGGAAACCCTTGGGCTTGTTCGTGCCATTGCCATTGACGAAGGCCGCGCCTTCCGCCTTGGCGAATTCCTGCGCGATCTCACCGGCCAGCCAGCCTTCCACGTCGAACTGGGCATCGTCCAGCATCGCCTGGCTGGCGGAGGGGTTGGCATAAAGCTCGCCGGCGGGCGGCGCAATTTCCTGGAAGGTCGGCGTCGCCGTCTCCGCCCGTGCGCCCGTCTCGGATGCCCAGCCGGAGACCACGCCGCCCGTCGTCACCAGCTTGCGATAGCCCGCCGTGCCGGTGCGCACGACATTGGCGACCGCGCGGATCGGCGAGACAGCCTTGAGCGCCACCTCGATCATCTGGTCGATCTCGCGCGGCACGGCATAGCCGCCGGCCCCGCCACTGGCGCCGGAGAAGCTCTTCAGCTCCACGCCCGCTTCGATGCCCCGGCGCAGATAGCGCTCGGTGAAGGCGGCGCGGGCCGGGTCCACATCGCTGCCCTTCGCGCCATCGAGCGGCGGACGCGCCGCCCGCTCCACCTGCCCTTTCAGCGCGGCATCGAGCGCGTCGACGCGCGCTTCCAGTCCCGCCACACGCTCCGCCTGCAGGATCGCGTCAAAGCTCTCCTCCAGCGCATCGGCTTTCACGTCCATCATAGGGTCGTCTCCTTTGGTCAAAAGAAAAGGGCGGCCTGGATGGACCGCCCTTGGGAAGGATTGGGGGAAGGATGTCGGTTGTAAGCCGTCGCCGCGATCAGCTCTCCGTGCGGCGCAGCGGCCAGTATGTCGCGTACCGCTCGTGCGCGATGCGGTGATAAGGGATCAGCCGTACCGGCTTTTGCTCGGCGGACAGGATCGTGAACTCCAGTGGCTTGTCCCCCGGCCGGATCGACCGGGCCAGCGCGGCCGGATCGCCCGCCAGGGTCGGCAGCGTGAATGGTGTATCGTTGTAGCGACCATACTCCCGTTCGTTGATTACGATGTCGCAGCCAGGCGTCATTCCCTCCCGGCCCAGCGCGCCCGCGAGTACCAGCGGGCCATAAGTGAAAGCCACGATGTCCGGCGCGGCCGGCGCCTGTTCGGCGGCTGGGCGCATCTCCAGCCGCAGTTCCACCGTATCGCCGTCCAGCCATGTCCGCGCGATGGTCACATAGCTGCCAGGACTGGTCGATCGGGCGACCACAGCGCCATTGACCAGCACGCTCGCGGTCTCGCTCCAGCGCGGATGCCGCAGCTTGAGCGACAGCGCGGCCGGGCGCCTGAGCGTCCAGCGCAGACTGGTCGACGGGGCTTCGGGAAAGCGGGTGGTCTGCGTCAGGACCGCGCCCTGCTCCACCCAGCGGAGCGTCGAGGGGATGAACAGGTTCACATAGAGCGTGCGGTCGTCGCGGAAGTAGATCGATTCCCGATATTTGACATGGTTTTCCATGCCGGTGCCGGTGCAACACCAGAAGGAGTCCTCAGGCGTATGATAGAGTTTCATGTAGCCCGGCCGCGCACCCTGGAAATAGGTCGCCATGCCGCTCTCCGGGTCCTGGGAGGCGAGAATGCCATTATAGAGCGTGCGCTCATAATAGTCGGCATAGTCCGCCTGCGGATCGCGCAGGAACAGCGCGCGCGTCAGCCGCAGCATGTTGTGCTGGCAGCAGGTCTCCGATCCCTTGGCCGAGAACACGTGGCGGTCGAATGTCGCCATTGGGAAGAAATGCTCATTGTCACCGTGCCCGCCCGTCGCGAAGGACCGGGTCAGCGCCACTGTCTTCCAGAAGAACGCCGCAGCATCACGATAGGTGGCATCGCCTGTAGCGTCATACACGCGCTCGAAACCGATGATCTTGGGAATCTGCGTGTTCGCATGCAGCCCGTCCAGCATATCCCGCCCACTGGCCAGCGGCGCAAGGATCGCCTTGTGCGAGAAGCGCTGTGCCAGCGTGCGATAATCCGCATTGCCGGTCATGAAATAGAGATCGGCGAACACCTCGTTCATGCCGCCATGCTCGGTGTCGAGCATCGTCTCGATCTGCGCGTCGGAGAGCGGCCGCGTCGCCACGAGCGCCCAGTCCGCCAGGCGGATCAGCACGTCACGCGCCGTCGCGCTGTCAGCGAGCAGCGCCCCGTCGCGCAGCCCGGCGAACAGCTTGTGCAGCGTGTACCATGGCACGCCGGTGATCGGCTCGCCGCGCAGATGCGCCGCGACCAGTGCCGGCCCCTTGGGGAAGGCGCAGATCAGGCCCGTCCCGGCTGCGGTCTGGCATTCGGCCAGCTCGTCGGCGATATACGCCACGCGCTGCCTGAAGCGCCGGTCCTGCGTGGATCGCCAGGCCAGCGCGCAGGCGGAGAGATAATGTCCGAGCGTGTGGCCATGGCAGTTGATGTCTGCCCAGAGCGGCTCGGATTCCCACCCGCCATAGACCGGCGCCTTCGGCTTCAGCCCTGCATTCACACGGAAATTGTGCAGCAACCGGTCAGGCTCGAGCCGCAGCAGATAGGCCTCGGTCAGCCGCTGGGCGTGCAGGAACGGACTCTCGCCCAGATCGACGTCGGCCAGATCGAACGGCCGCAGGGCAGCCGGCGCCGCGCTGCCTGGCTCCGGCGCGGCGCTCCCAGGGGCCGCGACCAGTCCCATCGGCAGCGCACCAGCGGCCAGCGCCGCCGTGCCCGCCGAGGCCAGAAAGCTACGCCGGGTCGCACCGGCACCGCAGTGATGATCCCTCACGCCCCTCTCCCTGTTGTTCGGCCTCGCCGCGCGAGGCCTCGGCACCCTAGCAAAGCGCGACCGCCCGGCCAACGCCCGTCCACCCTCAGCCTGCATCCACCGCATGAACCCGCGCGAGCGGCTGCATCGGGTGAGTCACCAGGCTCACTTCGACCAGATCGAGCGCGTCCAGCCGGCGGGGTCGCTCCCCCTGCGCCGCGATCACGCGGTAGCCGAAGGAAAGCCCGTCGATCCGTCCCTCCCGCAGCATCGCCGCCGCCTGCCGTGCCGCCGCACCGGGCCTGTCGATCGCGCCGATCACGCGCAGGCCGCGCGCGTCCTCGCCGGCCAGCTCGATCTGGCCGATCGGCTGGTCGGCGCGGTGCTGCCAGAGCAGCGGCAGGCGCACCCCGCTACGCCCGGCAAGGCTGGCGGCAAAGGCGCCCGGCGCGATCACGTCCCCGCCATTGTCCACCCGGCCGAAGATCGCCGCGTAGCCGGCGAAGCGCAGCAGCAGCGCCTCCTGCGCGCCGGTCATGCTGCGGGCTCCTCCAGGTGCAGGCCAAGCAGCGCCTTCTTCTCCTGCGCCGTCAGGAAATCCGCCGCCGTTACCCGATCCCACAGCGCCATGCGGTCCTGTGCCAGCGCAGGCACCTGATCGAGGTCCGCCGCCAGCGTAAGTCCGGGCACGAACGTCGCGAGCCCCTGCGTCAGCGCACCCAGGATCTTGTCCGCCAGTGGCAGAACAGTGCTGCGCCAGAGCGCCTTGTTCGCTTCCTGATGGTTCGAATAGGTGCCATCGCCCGGCAGGCCGACGAGCACCGGCGGCACGCCGAGCGCCAGCGCAATGTCCCGGGCCGCCGCCGCCTTGAGTTCCACGAAGTTCATGTCCGCCGGCGAGAGGCTCAGCGATTGCCATTGCAGTCCGCCTTCCAGCAGCATCGGCCGCCCGGCATTGTCCGCCCCCTGAAAGGCCTGCGCCAACTCGGCCTTCAGCCGGTCATACTGATCGCTGGAGAGCACCGCGCCATCGCCCGGATCGTAGATGAGCGCGCCGGATGGGCGGGCGGCATTGTCGAGCAGCGCCTTGTTCCAGACTGTCGCGGCATTGTGGAGAGCCACCGCCCCGGCTGCGGCGCCAAGGCAACCCAGCCCATAATGATCGTCTGCCGGATGCAGCGCCTTCACATGGATGATCGCGGTTCGCCCGGCCGCATCCTCGCTGGCATAGCGCTGCGTGCGCTCGCCGGCGCGGTAACGATAGGCCATGGGCCAGCCCTGCGCATCCGGTTCGATCGTCACCCGATCCGGCCGCAACGCATAGAGCTGCGCCGGCTGCCCGTCGGCGCCATGGCCGATCTGCACATAGCCATTGCCGTGGAGCAGGATGTGCGCGGCCAGCGTCTCGACAAGGCTCTGCCCCGCCGATCGGCGCTGCACCAGGGTCAGCGCCGTCCGCGCCTGCGCCGCATCATCCGCCTGCGCGCAGATCGCCAGGCTGCCGGCTGCCTCGCTCACCAGCCGCATCGCCCGCTGCGCGACGGGATTGCCGAGGATGGCTGCCCGCAGTTGCGCCTCATAGCTCTGCGGCCACTCGCCGCCGCCGGCCCATCCGCCGATCCAGCCCGCGCCGGCCCAGCCACGCCCCAGCGGCGGCCGCACCTGCGCCGGTGC